AAACGAGTATATAACCACGGACGTTCATTGGACAGAAGTTCCAGGCAGAGATGAAGCGTGGAAAGAACAAACGGTTAAGAACACATCAGAAGCTCAGTTCCGAGTTGAGTTTGAGTGTGAGTTCTTAGGATCTGTTGATACTTTAATATCTCCAGCTAAATTAAAAGTCATGGCCTATGACGAACCAACAGGTAAGGGCCCAAGAGGAGGAGAGATATATACAAATCCAGTTTCTGGTCACAATTATATCATAACAGTTGATGTTGCAAGAGGTGTAGAGAAGGATTATTCTGCTTTTATTGTTGTTGATACTACAGAGTTCCCGTATAAGGTAGTTGCTAAGTATCGAAATAATAATATAAAACCTATGATATTCCCCAGTGTTGTACAGGAATTTGCTAAAGCATATAATAATGCATATGTTTTAGTAGAAGTAAATGATGTTGGGGATCAGGTTGCATCTATATTATTCTATGATTTGGAATATGAAAATTTATTAATGAGTTCTGTAAGAGGAAGAGCTGGTCAGGTATTAGGTATAGGTTTCTCTGGTAATAAGACGCAGTTAGGCGTTAAGATGTCTAAGACGGTTAAGAAGATTGGTTCTCTTAATTTAAAGACTTTAATTGAATCTGATAAATTACTTATAAATGATTATGATATAATTGCAGAACTAACTACCTTTATCCAAAAGGCTCAATCGTTTGAGGCAGAAGAAGGATCTAATGATGACCTTGCAATGTGCTTAGTAATATTTGCATGGTTGGTATGTCAGGATTTCTTTAAAGAGATGACTGATGATGATGTTAGAAAGAGAGTTTATGATGAACAGAAGAATGAGATTGAACAGGATATGGCTCCTTTTGGATTCGTGGATGATGGTTTAGGAGAAGATAGTTTTGTTGATACTACAGGAGATAGATGGAATACAGATGAATACGGCGACAGATCTTACATGTGGGAATACCTCTAAATGATGGACTTTGACGACCAATTTGATTTAGGACATCTATTTTTACAAGAGAGGAAATGTAGAACTTGTGGAGATGTAAAGGATCTTATAGGTGGTTTTTATTTGACACGTAAGAATAGAGGAGCTCTTGCTTCTTCATATTCATATGAATGTAGGATATGTACGGTTAAACGTATAGTTAAAAGAAGAAGAGAAAATAAAGTTTTACCAGATGAACTATATCCAGATTGGTAGTATGTTCATGGATTGTTTCCCCATTAAAAAGCTCTAATCAATAAATAAGTTTAGGGAAAAAGATGAAACTCTTCAAGGGGAACTAACATGGCGTTAAATTTAGTATCACCAGGCGTTAGAGTCAAGGAAATTGATTTAACCATCGGCAGAATTGACGATATCAACGATCAGGTTGGTGCAATTGCAGGTCCTTTTGAAAAAGGTCCAGTTAATGTACCGATTTTAATTGAGACAGAAGCCGAATTACTCAATACGTTTGGGTCACCAAAATCTTCTGATGCTCAGTACGAATATTGGATGACTGCATCCGCTTTCTTGTCTTATGGTGGAGTACTTAGAGTAATTAGGACAAGTGGAGATAAACTCTCCAATGCTAACACACCTGTTGGTGCTGCAGTTACTAACTTGTCTATCGAGTCTGCTGAAGACTATTTCAATAATCACACTATCGATCCAAACTGGAAGTATTCTGCAAGGAACCCTGGCTCATGGGCAAACGATCTTAAAGTTTGCATCGTTGATGGTAAGGCAGATCAAAGACTTGCAATTGGTACTGATGGACTTGCAGTTGGATATGCTGTTACCGCTGGTTTCTCTACTAGTGTTGCTCTAACAGATGGTACTGTTGGTGTTCAAACTGGATACCTTAAGGGACAGATCACTGCAATCAACAAAGGATCCTTTGACGTTAAGATCATTAGTAAGTTTGACAGTTCAACTAGTGTCTGGTCTGAAACCGACTATGAAGAAGGTTCATCTACTAATGCTTTCCAAGGATATGAACAGGGAATCTTCGATTGGCAGAACACTAATCAAGTTCCTAACGTTAACTATCCTAACCGTATAAGAGTTTTCAATGCTTCTGGTATTGAACAAAGAATTGAGAGAACTAGATTCCAAGCAACAATCGGAATTGGTTCTACTGGTATTGAATTTGGTTCTGATTTAGACACCTATAAGGCACATATCGGAGACCAGATCAAGTCCGTTAATGGAACATACACTGGTAATATAGTTGGTTATTCAACTATCTTCAACCGTGTCATTATGGACACTTCTGCTACAGTGTCGTTTGCAAATACAGACTTCGTTGTTAGTTCTGGTGTTGGTAGTGGTATTAACTTACGTGTAGGTAATACTGCAACTGATTGGTATCAACAACAGACACTCGGACTTTCTAATAGTAATTTCTATTGGAAGAACGTTGCTCCTGCTCCTAGCACATCCGCATATGCTAAGGAAAGGAATTCAAGATTTGATGAAGTTCATGTTGTAGTTGTTGATGATACTGGTTCTGTAACAGGTACAGCTGGTAACATCCTAGAGAAATGGACTGGATTATCTAAGGCACTTGATGCTAAGATCTCTCCAAGTACAGCTACTTACTACAAGGATTACATCGCTAACTACTCTGATTACGTTTTCGCTGGTGCAGTTGAAACTGGAATCGGACTTAAGTACTCCACTAATAGTGGATATACTGTTGATGCAACAGGTACTTGGGGTCAGAACGCTCAGAACGTTACCTTCAATGGTGTAGGTGCTGTTGCAAATACACTCGCAAGTGGTAATGACTATGGATCTGTTAATTCATACAATACTACTCTCGGAGACGTTGTTAGTTCCTATACAGTTTTAGAAAATCCTGCTGAATACGATGTTAATTATCTAATTCAGGGACCATCTGGCGGATCTTCAATCTATGAAGCTCAGGCCAAGGCTAATAAACTAATTCAGATTGCAAATACCCGTAAGGATTGCATCGCTTGTATTTCACCATACAGATCTGGAGTAGTTGGTTTAACTAACTCTGACACTCAGACAAACAACGTAGTTACTTTCTACGATAGTTTGTCGTCTAGTTCCTATGCAGTATTTGACTCTGGTTACAAATACACCTTCGATAGGTTTAATAACACATTCCGTTATATTCCTTTGAATGGTGATATTGCTGGAGTTATGGCAAGAACATCTATTAATTCTTATCCTTGGTTCTCACCTGCTGGTTCTACAAGGGGTACAATTAATAATGCAATCAAACTTGCATATAATCCTTCTCAGGCACAAAGAGATCTTCTCTATCCTAAGAGAATTAACCCTGTTGTCTTCTCTGCTGGTGCAGGAATGATTCTCTTCGGAGACAAGACAGGACTTAAGGATGCCTCTGCTTTCGATAGAATCAACGTTCGTCGTTTGTTCTTAACAATCGAAAGTACAATTGAAAGGGCTGCAAAAGCTCAACTATTTGAATTCAACGATACTCTTACAAGAACAAACTTCTTGAATATTGTTGAACCATACCTTCGTGATGTTAAGGCTAAGAGAGGTATTACAGACTTTGTGGTTGTCTGTGACGAGTCTAATAACACACCTGATGTTATTGACGCTAACCAGTTTAAGGCAGACATATTTGTGAAGCCTGCCAGATCGATCAACTTTATCGGTCTAACCTTTGTTGCAACTAGGACTGGCATCAGTTTTGATGAAGTCATAGGTACTGCTTGATATCCACTAAATAAATTACGAAGGAGCTAAAAAGGCATGGGCACTAAAAATCCAAATGGACCACAGGTAAAAGATCGCACTATCGACATTTTCAAGTCGAAACTAATCGGTGGTGCTGCAAGACCTAACCTGTTTGAGGTCAAATTACAATTCCCTTCTTATGTACAGGGAAACCAGTTGGATGATTTTTCATCCTTTATGGTTAAGGCTGCTGCACTTCCTGCCTCGAATGTTAATGTTATTAACGTGCCATTCAGAGGAAGAGAGTTAAAGATTGCAGGTGACAGGTCATTCGATATCTGGACAATCTCTGTAATTAATGACGTTTCATTCAATTTAAGAAACGCATTTGAACAGTGGATGAACGGAATCAATAAGCATGATAGTGCAATGGGTTATATCAATCCTACACAATATCAAACAGATGCTTATGTTCTTCAGTTAGGAAGAAACGATATACAAAGCACTAGACAGGCACAGGCTGGTACTATTAACCAAGACATTCCAAAAGGTAATGATAAAGTTCCTGTACTTAAGAAGTATAAGTTCAATGGTGTCTTCCCAACCAATGTAAGTGCAATTGAAGTTTCTTACGACGCTGCTGATCAAATAGAAGAATTTACAGTTGATCTACAAGTTCAATGGTGGGATGCTTGGGATGGAGAAGAGAATAATCTCTTCAATACTGAGTCTGCTGTTGAAAACGAACAACTTGCACCATAAATATCTCTATTTGATAAGAGGGATATTTTGATGTAATAAATAACTGGGAAGAGCCCAGTTAGTGATAGTTAAATGGCTAAATTATTTGGTTTTAAAATTCAGAAGGACGATGAGGCTGTAAAGTCCGTCGTTTCTCCTGTTCCAAAATCCGAGGAGGATTCCTCGGATTATTATGTTTCTAGTGGTTTTTACGGACAGTACGTAGACATCGATGGTGTCTATAAATCTGAATTTGATTTAATCAAAAGATATAGAGAGATGGCATTACATCCCGAAGTGGATAATGCTATCGAAGATATTATAAACGAAGCGATTGTTTCCGATCAGAATGATTCTCCTGTTCAGATTGACTTGGAGAATACTCCAGGCTCTGAGAAGTTAAAGGAATTAATCAGACAAGAATTTAAATCCGTTAAAGAACTCATGAACTTCGATAAGAAGTGTCATGAGATTTTGCGTAATTGGTATATTGATGGCAGAATCTTTTATCACAAAGTCATTGATATAAAAAAGCCAGAACAAGGAATACAAGAAGTTAGAAATATAGATCCACTTAAAATAAAATTTATTAGAAAGTTGAAAGAGGATAAGACTCTTAATGGCGCTCTACAAAGAGTTAATCAGGATCAAATTCAAAATGTAGATAATCCAGAGATTGAAGAATATTATCTTTACGATCCAGGCACTAATGCTAATAAAGCTGGAGTAGGTGGTATTGGACAACCATTTAAGAGTTCATTAAAACCAGTAAAACTTGCGCCAGATTCCGTTACATTCGCTCATTCTGGTTTAGTAGATAGAAATAAGAATACCATTCTTTCTTATCTAAACAAGTCCATTAAGGCACTTAATCAGTTAAGAATGATTGAGGACTCCCTTGTTATCTACAGGTTGAGTCGTGCTCCTGAAAGAAGGATCTTTTATATTGATGTAGGTAATCTTCCAAAGATTAAAGCGGAACAATACCTCAAAGAGGTTATGAACCGTTATAGAAATAAGTTAGTATATAACGCATCAACTGGTGAGATCAGGGATGACAGAAAGCATATGAGTATGCTGGAAGATTTCTGGTTACCACGTAGAGAAGGTGGTAGGGGTACTGAGATCACTACTCTTCCAGGCGGACAAAACCTTGGAGAACTTGCTGATATTGAGTACTTCCAAAAGAAACTTTATCGTTCATTGGGAGTTCCCGAATCACGTATCGCTGGTTCAGGTGAAGGATTTAATCTTGGAAGGTCTTCTGAGATCTTAAGAGACGAGATTAAGTTCACCAAGTTTGTTGGTAGAATGAGAAAGAGGTTCTCAAGTGTCTTCCTTGACATGTTGAAGACTAATCTAATTCTTAAGAACATAGTTACCCCAGAGGACTGGGAAGTTCTTTCAGATCATATACAGTTTGATTTTGTATATGATAATCATTTTGCAGAACTTAAAGATGTAGAACTTCTTAATGAGAGACTTGGTGTTGTTGCCGCAGTCGATCCTTATGTTGGTAAGTACTACTCAATGGATTATGTAAGAAGACATGTCCTTAAACAAAAGGATGAAGAGATCATTGAGATCGATAAGCAGATGGATAAGGAAATCAAAGACGGCAAGGTTATGGATCCTATGGAAACTCAACAATTAGGTATGGGTATTCATCCAGAACAGATGCCTGGCGGTATGCTTAATCCTGCTGATCCTTCAATGGATCCTGCTGCTCAACAGCAACAACAACCACCTGCCCAAATGCCTAAAGGTGGTGAGATATAAATATCTTTAGTCCAATCTTAAATTATTACTGTTATGGATTCTGATTTGATTGATATGATAGCGAAAAATGAATCTCCAACGGACATTCATTCAAAGATAAAGGATATTCTATTTGCAAAATCTGCTGAGAATATCGATACTGTTAAACCAGCAGTAACTTCTTCTTTGTTTGGAGGACCCAATCCTTGGGCCGACGATCCTGAAGCAACTGCCGATGCAGAAGATTCTAACAATTCGGAAATTGAAGCTAGTCAAGAAGAGGAACCGACTTCTGAAGTTGATTCTGAAACCCCTAGTGCCGAGTTGGAAACTGAAACGGATACCACTGAAGAAGAAAAACCAGAGGCCTAAAAAATGAAACTCATTAGAGAAGAGATCGAAACTGCGAAGGTTCTTATCGAAGAAAAAGACGGTAAGAAGTCTATGTTTATTGAGGGTATTTTCTTACAAGGAAACCTTAAGAATAGAAATGGTCGTTTCTATCCTACCGAAGTTCTTGAAAAAGAAGTCGCTAGGTATAATGAGTCATATGTTGGAAAAGGCAGAGCTCTGGGAGAATTAGGTCATCCAGAAGGTCCAACTGTTAATTTGGACAGAGTATCTCACAAGATTATAGATCTCCATAGGGAAGGAAATAATTTTGTAGGTAAAGCAAAGCTTTTAGAAACTCCAATGGGGGTTATCGCCAAGAATCTTTTAGATGAAGGCGTTAGTCTTGGAGTTTCATCAAGAGGCATGGGTTCTCTTAGAGACACTAACGAAGGTTACAAAGTCGTTGGTGAAGACTTCATGCTCGCAACAGCAGCAGACATTGTTGCTGATCCATCCGCTCCAGATGCTTTCGTAAACGGCATCATGGAGGGAGTTGATTGGGTTTGGGAAGCTGGCCTACTTAGGGCTCGTGAAGCTCAATTGGTTGTCAAGGAGAGTACTCCAGAACCAGTTGCAGTGACAGAGCCTGAGAAGGTAGTCGAACAAGCAATAGAGAAAGCTCAAGAATCAATAAATAAGATTGTTGATCCTAATGAGCTTGAGGAGAAGAAGTTGGAAATCTTCCAAACCTTCCTATCAAATCTCTAATTTAATAAATAAATACAGATTACGATATCTACTAAAGCCTTAGAGGAGAGTTCAAATGTCTCGTGGAGATTTACAAGAAATGGAAGTAGGCACAAAGCAATCCAAGACTGCTGTTAACGCCAACGCTGGTGCAGGCGATCCAATGCCTTCAACACCCGATTACGTTGCTGGTAGTCAAGCGGTGGAAGATCTGGGAGGTCCTACTCCACAGAACTCTAAGCCTGACGACGACTCTAACAAACTTAAGACTCCAACAGCGACGATTAAGCAAGTTAAAGACGTAGTAAACAAAGGAGCTGGGAAAGCTGACGCCATGCCTACTGCATCAAAAGGAAAAGTTTCTTACGAAGAAACAGAAACCAAAGAAGATGAGAAAGTGGAGGCCATCGCTGAAGATGAAACCGCTACTAAGGAAGATGAATCTAAGGTTGATCTTAACGCTGCTATCGAGGAGGACGTAACTGCCCTTCTAAGTGGTGAAGAACTCTCCGAGGAATTCAAAGAAAAGGCTAAGGTAATCTTTGAAGCATCAATCAATGCTAAGATTACTGATATCGAGAATCAACTTAATGAGGCATATGCCAAGAAACTTGTAGAAGAGACTGCCGAAGTTAAGGTAGAACTCACCGAGAGACTTGACTCATACCTCGAATATGTCGCAGGAGAATGGTTAGAGGAAAATGCACTCGCAGTTGAGCGTGGCATTAAGTCCGAAATGACCGAATCTTTCCTAGACGGCATGAAGAATCTTTTTGAAGAACATTATGTAACTTTACCTGAAGACAAATATGATGTACTTGAGAGCATGGTAGACAAGCTTGATGAAATGGAGACAAAACTCAACGAGCAGATAGAGAAGAACGTATCCCTCAATAAGAGATTATCTGAGAGTACTGCTCAAACTGTCTTAAACAATGTTGCAGAAGGACTCGCAGTATCCCAAAAGGATAAACTTGTGAATCTCTCTGAAGGTGTTGAGTTTGAAAGTGAAGAATCTTATCGTGCAAAACTAGAAACACTTAAGGAGTCTTACTTCGGAAGTAAGTCTGGTTCTGCAAAGGACGGACAGACTCAGGAGTTGAAGGAAGAAGCTGAGCATGTAGAAGCCCCTTCGGGATCTATGGCCACTTATCTTGCTGCTCTCTCCGCTGCCCATTCTAAAAATTGAGTTAACTATTTTTTAAATAACACCTAAAGAGCATATAACAATGCAACAAAACATCAATTATCAGGCGCTTACTGAAAAGTGGGCCCCGCTCCTCGATTACGACGGAGTAGATCCAATCAAAGATGCACACCGTAGAAATGTAACGGCTGTTCTTCTTGAGAACCAAGAGCAATGTCTCCGTGAGAACCAAGAATTCCTTGGAGAGGCTTCACCAACTAACTCTGCTGGAACAGGTGGATTTAGTGGTTCTTCAACACCAGCTGGTCCAGTTGCAGGTTTCGACCCTGTACTGATCTCATTGATCCGTCGTGCAATGCCTAACTTGGTCGCTTATGACCTCGCTGGCGTACAACCAATGAGTGGTCCTACTGGACTTATCTTCGCAATGCGTTCTCGCTACACGAATCAGAGTGGAACTGAAGCTCTATTCGACGAGCCAGATTCAGCATTCTCTGGACAGAACAGCGCTGAGAGCCTTACAGGAGGATTCTCTGACACCGCTGCTGGTTTCGGT